TATCTTTTGTTTGAAAGAATCACCTTCCCAGTTCAATTTCTCAATATCTGCTTGTATAAGAGATCCTTTAGACGGAAACCATGCCCCCAACCATAAGGCTTCTGAATCCTCTAACTCAATATTCAAATCATCAATTTCCCCAGATAAGTGATCTGTATATGTCCAAGAAATTAAATGTTTACTTAACGTTTCGTTTATATTTTGATGGTTGTACAGAATATTGAGCCGTGTACTTTTTGCAATCTTTGTTGTACTCATAGTTCTTCATCCTCCCCTAACCACTCAGGCCGTTCTGTCACATCTTCAAGCAAAATATCTGGAACATTTAATATAACCCCACCCCCAAAGATTAAAGTGTCTTTGCATTGAGGATTTGCGTCAAATAAAATAGGAAGCAAGTATTCGCTTCCCCACAATTTGTATGCTATTAAGTCCCACGTTTCGCCTTGGGTAGTTCGGTAACTATTCATATTGCGTCCTCCTAGATGGTGCGCCACCAGGTACTGATGCATTTTTAACACGCGATGCTAAATTATTTAACTCAGCAATCACATTTTGCGTAGCAGTTTGAATACCTTGCATGCTAGTAAACAGGCTAGTCGCATTTGCAATGACTGCAGCTAATGTTGACATATTAGACGTTGATTGATCAGTAGCCATTTTCAATGAATAAAATGATGTCACAAACGAAGTACTGACTTGGCCAGTATACATTGTCAAATTACCCATATTAGCAGCTGTAATACTTGCACTATTTTGTAAAGACATAAAAGAGGTACCTACCGTTGTACTAGCTAGTCCTACACCTGTTGCTAATTGCATCATATTTGTGTCTACTAGTTTTGCATTGGTAGACATAGCTGTTATGGCTGTACTTGTAGTTTCAAAGGTAGTCGCTAATTTAGTAGCAGACGCATTTAAAGCCGTGGTATCAAGCCCTTTTGTAGCATCAGCACTTTTACTCGTTGCCTTACTTGGTGTCGATTCAGATTTACTTACAGCTGCAGTTTTAGGTTCACTACTACCTCGCACTGTATCTACGGCTTTTCCTCCAAACCATCTACCGCCAACATATCCAACAGCTCCACCTAACAATCCGCCAACAGCTGTGCCAATACCTGGTGCGATGGCCGTCCCTATGGCAGCACCTAATTTCGCGCCACCTAAACCACCGGCTAGACCACCAGCCGTTTCCCCTGTCGCCTTCACCTTGTCATTTGATTTATAAATACTATATGCATCCATAGCAAGGCCAATCGGTAACATGGCTCTACCACCGATTTTACTAACCTTATTCCACATACCTGTACGAGGTGAAGGGGTTGCAACAGGTGCTGGCGTTGTAGGTGTTGATCTATGTGGTGTCACTGTGCCTGTCCGACTCGGTCCCATACTACCACGGGACGGTGCCGGACTTGCTGTTGCCATAGTTGGTCTATTTCCACCGCCATACTGTGTAACTGTACCCGTTTGGCTTGGCCCTGCTGTTCCTGTGTTTGGTCTGTTTCCACCGCCATAGGACGTAATCGTGCCCGTTTGACTTGGCCCCACACTGCCACCGTTACTCCCTGAATTGGAAGGTGCAGGACTAGAAGTCGCTGTAGTTGTAGGAGGCGTTTGATTTGCTGAACGTCTAGATTTATACAAATCTTTGCCCCATCTACCTGCGCCAATAGCTCCCTTAACTAGTGTGCCTCCACCCATCATCCAAGCTGCCGCACCTAGTCCTAGTGCTCCGCTAAAATTACCATCAAGAGCACTCGAAACGGCCCCACTTGTTGCTCCGGTTAGTCCTGCAATCCACGCTTTTCCGGCAATCGTTCCTAACTGCGTAAAAATTCGTCCCATTGCTTCGCCACCTGAACCGGATAGCCAAGTTTCTACTTTTTCGATGGCTGTATTTAACATGTATTCTACTTTTTCGCCAACATCCATATTGCTAAACAATTCATACTTTTGAAGCTCTTTGTTATATTGGTTAATCGCCTTTTGAGCATCTTGCGGGTCCATATTAGGCTCTATTTTAGGTTTGATTGGTTTCGCATGGAATGGTGCAGTAATATCGCTTAGAACCTTCGCTGTAGCTTTACCTGCCTTTTCTATGCCTCCCATATTATTTTCAATCAATGATGCAATACCATCGAACGTTTCTTTTAACACATTCAGTGATGGAGTCGCAAATGCAATTTGAGCCGATTCAAACGCACCTAACATTTGCTCTTTGGATCCGGCATAGTTGTCTTTCATGATTTCAGCCGCTTTTGATGCAGCACCGCCACTTTTTTCTAGAGCTGTAGTCATTTCGTTTATTTTTTCTGGACCAGTACTAAACAGACTTAACATAGCTGTAGATGCTTCTACACCAAATATTGTTGCAGCATATTGTACTTTTTGTGTTTCAGAAAGCTTTGCTGTAGCCTTTTCCCAATCTTTCGCAAGAGTAGCTAGACTTTTAAATTTACCTTTGGAATCCGTTGCTGTGATATTCAATTCTTTCAATGCTGCTTCGGCTTCTGCTGGAGGCTTTGATAGGCGAATTAAAGACATACGCAACGCTGTCCCTGCTTGTTCCCCAGCAAGTCCTTTGTCAACTAATAAACCAGTAGACGCTGCTAATTCTTCAAGTTTAATACCGAGCGTGTTTGCAACCGGAGCCGCGTATTTAAACGCATAACCTAAGTCCCCAACACCTGCAGCCGTTTTATTAGCACTCATGGCCATAACATCAGCAACGCGTGTAGCTTCGGATGCTTGCATGCCATATGAATTTATCGCTGATGTAACTACATTAGAGACAAGTGTTAAATCTTCTCCACTTGCTTCTGTAGCAGCAATTAGCCCTGGCATAGCAGCTATGATTTTATTTGCATCAAAACCCTTTGCTCCTAACTCGTCCATAGCCACAGCGACTTGTGATGCAGATAAGCTAGAACTAGCACCTAACTTTAACGCTTCATCATTCAACGCTTTCATTTCTGCTCTTGAAGCTTCTGTTTTTGCGCCCACTTTAGCCATTTGTGCTTCAAAATCAGACGCTGTGTTTAATGATGAAACAGCAACAGCTGTGGCGGCATAAGCTGAACCAACAGCTGCGCCTCCTGCCACCATTTTTGCTGTATTCATTCCATTGTTAAATGTGCCTTTTAAAGCAGTTATACGCCTTTGGCTATTTTCGAGTTGCCTTAATTCGCGAGACAACCTAGCTGTACTCTCGGCATACTGTGATTGGTGAATAGTTCCTTGCCTAAAGTCACGACCTAAACGATTCATTTCTTGTTGTACAGCTCTCGCTCTACTACTTAAATCGTTTAATCTGGTTGTAGCACCTCTAAAAGATGAAGTTAGGGAGCTTCCAATAGCACCGTTTATTTGAACAGTTGTTTCAAAGGTCCTCGACACTACTTATCAGCTCCTTCCAATTCTTCAAATGCTTCTAACCATGCTTTCAAATCTCCTACACTTTGTTTCTCCCAATATTCCACGCTGCTACCAGGAACACTTCTACCTAATTGTATAAAGATTTTTCTATATTCCGTAGCAACATTTTTGCCTACCATTGAATGAAAAAATTTCTTGTTAGGAAGGCCACTTCTAAATAATCGGCTCCATGCAACCTCTTTAAATCATCCTCAAAGATTCCTGATGCTCTAGACATCAATTTCAAAATAACTGTTTGATTAAATAAGTCATCAAAACTTGTACCCTTTGCTCTTAATTCAGCATCAATTTTTAAAATTTGTGTACCTGTCATTTGGGTGAAATCAAGTTTTACCTCATTTAAAAACGTCCCATCGATTTTGATAGGACGCTTAATAGGCACAATAATGATTTCTGGATTTTTGTTTTCAGTTTTATGTTCTTCACCTTGAACAGGTACCTTTTCGTTTACATTCTCTTTTTCTTGCTTTTGATTAAGTGTTTGTTTTTCAGCATTTTATTTCTGATGAACCCTCATATGGAGATCCCTTTGCTGCCTTTCCTAGATCATTATTAATCGGCAACCCGCGCATAACAATGCGGTTAACACTAAATTCATGCTCACCTTTAGCACCATCATATTCTTGGTTCGCTAATCGGAAATCCAACTTGATCGCCTTCGGTTTTAAGAATTCTAGTAATTCATCATTAATCATTCGCCAGTTAATCGTGGCTTTCATTGATTCTAAGTGGCTAAAGTTCGGAGAATCATATTCCCCCATAACTCCGCCCCCACTTACAGTTTCTGTTTTAGGATTAAATGATGGTAATTGTAAATCAGCTACTCCCTTTAATTCAGGGCTGCCATTCGCATATGCTCTAAAATCATTTAATTTCTCAGGGATTTTTGACATTAAATTATGCCCCTTTCTTAGTTAAAAATAGTGTCATAGTATGACGTATCCACTTGTAAAATGTTTTCGATTTCTTGCGCTGGTGTTGGCTCTGCAACAAAATATCGGAAAACCACTTTACCATTTAGTAATTGTTCATTTGGATTATCTTCTGCACGGGCTTCTACTCTTCCACCAATAATTGCTCCGTCACCTTGTAACCCATTCGTCCACATGTTCATTTCGTCTACAATCTCATCAATCAAACGTCTGCGGATTGGGCCATCTACTTTCTCCCAAGTTTTTAGCACAATCGAGTTACCAATGAAATTATGCATTATACGTGTTGCGTGGAATTTGTCTTTCACGTCAGTTACATCTGGATAAGCCGCTGTGTAATTTCCCCAGGTTACAAATCCATTCACGAAATTTAATGCTGTTACAATCCCTTGATCATTTAAAATCTCTGCCTGATTCGGTTCTAACTCAACCTCTTCATATTTACCGCCTTTTTTGATAACAATCTTATCAATCGGAATAGGTTTATTTGATGCAGATTCATAGGGATAGTTGTTGTTTATCAAGCAAACTTTTAAGACGTTACAAGCTAATAAAGTTGAGAGGTGATACACCTTGTCCTTCCTCATACCAAGTGGCCAACAAACTGCTTCGTTTTTACCTGTGTAGCCATTGTCATTTTTCCATTCAAATACATCCGTGAACACTGCAGTTTTCGTTGTGTCAACATCTGTTAGGGCTACTGCAGCTACATCTGGATCTGATGAAAATTTAGGAGCAAGTAATAGACTAGGTACTGAACGTAAACGTGGAAATACTTTATTAACACATTCCAAGCCAGACGCTTTACCTGTTGCAACATCATACCCACCAATTACATGCTCTTTTGTAACAAGTAAAGGGTCCAACATATCGTATTCAGCTACTACAGTTGTTTGAGCTGTTAAAAATGCGATCATTAAAAGCCCATCGTCATTAAAAGTAGCAATATAATCTTCATCTTCTTTTAAAGTGGTGCTATCAGCAATCAACTTTAACGATTTTTTAAGTATCCCTTCATTTTTCAAAGTAGCCTTTTGATTTTCAATCGTTACAGTTTCTTGTGTAATACTTTTTTTGTGGACCGC